GATCGCATAGCTTTAAATATTGGCAAGGCTAAGGACTAAGTTATGGGTGTTATGACTGACGCGCAGAAGCGCAAGATGATTAAAGAACTTAAAGGTGCAAGTAAGCTACACGCCAACCAAGCTAAACTTCTTGAAAAAACGCTTGAGAAAAAGACAAAGAAGTAATGTGTTATCTGGCGTTGTCAGAGGAGTACGGTTTGGACAAGGGCGACAAGGCTTTACAGGAAATAAATACCCATGAGCGTGAATGCGCTTTGAGGTACGAAAGAATTGAAGAACGGTTAAAAGATGGATCGCGTAGATTTGACAGGTTAGAAAATATGATCTGGGGCGTATATGTCGCCGTATTCATAGCTGTTGCACTACCGATATTGATGTCTATGAGGTAGAACATGATTGCAGAAATCTCCGCGATTGTCGCTGGGGTCAATATGGCTTCAAACGCAATCAAAAAGGCAGCAAGTACGGCGGATGATTTAAGCACCATAGGAACCTTTCTCAGCAAGCTTGGTGGGGCTGAAGTAGAACTAGCTAAGGCTCAGAACCAAGGCGGTTTGTCGGAAGCTGACGCGGTTAAGGCTGCGCTGGCGCGTAAGCAAATTGCAGAAACAATGCAGGAAGTTAAAGACCTGTTTGTTGTGAGCGGCAACGGTCATCTTTATCAGCAATGTATGCAAGAGATGGCAAATGCGAGGAAGGCTAAACAAGAAGAGTTAGCTAGGGCTGCGGCAAAGAATAAAAAGTTCTGGAAAGATATACGCCAGATTGGGATGCTTATCTTGCTGGTTGTTGTCTTAGTACCCGCTGCTGTAGGCGCATTATTGGCTTATTTGACCAGATGATTATGGCGTTCTTGCTTATTGTCATCATAGATGGTGAGCCTTTAAAAGAAGAGTTTTACTTTAGAGATGTGACTCGCTGCAATCAGTTTGCGTACTACGTTGAGTCAGGCGCAGTTAAGATAGGCAAACAAGAGCGTAACCAGAAAAACATAAGTGCTTACTGCATACCTAAGAAGATAGGCCGTAACACAAAGACTTGGGATTAACTATGAGCATCGTCGCAACATTAGTAGGGCCGGTTACAGGGTTACTTGATAAGTTTATTGAGGACAAGGATCAGAAAAATGCCTTGGCCCATGAGATTGCTACGATGTCAGAGCGACACGCTCAAGAGCTTATGAAGGGCCAGCTAGATGTAAACAAGGCCGAAGCTGCACATAAGTCGTTATTTGTTGCTGGCTGGAGGCCGAGTATCGGTTGGGTGTGTTCGCTGGGCTTACTCTACAATACAATTATTGCCAACATACTAGGCATCTGGGTAGACCTACCCGAAATAGATACAACACTGCTTGTTCCGGTTATGATGGGGATGCTCGGTTTGGGCGCAATGAGAAGCTACGAGAAGGTCAATTCTGTAGCTAGGGAGAAGTAATGAGTAATCTAGTTAAGATGCTTAAACGCCATGAAGGTGTTCGGTCTAAGTCTTATATATGTTCGGCTGGGTATGAAACAATTGCAGTAGGCAGAAACATTAGTGAGTCTGGTCTTGGCCTGTCTGATGATGAGATTGACTACCTGCTAAACAACGACATCAAGCGGGTAAAGGAAGAGCTTACAGATAGTTATTTCTGGTTCCCTGCAATGAACGAAGCGCGACAAGATGCCTTGATTGATATCTCGTTTAACCTCGGACAGACTCGTTTGCGTGGCTTTGTTAAGGCTCTTGAGGCTATGTCCCGTGAGCAATTTGACATTGCTGCGGATGAATTCATGGACAGCAAGTGGAGTCAGCAAGTAGGTAACCGCGCTGTCGAGGTTACTGAAATGATTCGTACAGGTGAGTATCAATAATGGCTAAAGGTGGTAGCGTTGGGTCTCAAGGTATAACCCAGAAAGCTAGAGGTTCTTCTTCTAGAAACTCTCAGCCTTCTTATGGTGGGAATCAAGCTGGTGGATTGGGCAGTAAAGGCGGATCACAGTCTTATCAGCAGCCTTATAGAAGCCCTCTAGATGCACAAATTAATTCTCCTGAGTATCAGGCTCTTCTTAGAAGATATTATGGGCAAAGGCCAAGCTACAACCAGTATGGAATGCGCCCTGGGCTTGGTGGGCAGCAACAACAACAGTTTGGCGGTTTGCTCTTGCAGGGAGCTCCCCCTAATAGCTATAACAATAATTTTGGGCCGTATGTTGGTAATGCCGGAGGCGTTGGGAGCAAGGACGGTCGGGCTAGGCAGATGGGTTACGCTCCTGTGCGCCAAGGAATCGGAGGGTTCTTTTAAGATGCCTTTAGCTAAAATACAGTTTGCGCCTGGGGTTAACAAAGAAGGAACTGAGTACACAGCAGACTCCGGTTGGTTTGATTCTGACAAGATACGCTTTCGTCAGGGTCGCCCAGAAAAGATTGGTGGCTGGGAAAAGTACAGTCAAAACTACTTCTTGGGTGTTTGCCGATCTATTCACGATTGGGCATCGCTTGAAACCATCAAGTACATTGGCCTTGGAACAAACCTAAAGTTTTACGTCAACGAAGGTAACGTTTTTAACGATGTCACCCCTATAAGGGCTACGACAACAAACGGCATTACCTTCGCGGCTACTGATGGCTCATCCGTTATAACCGCTACCGATAGCAATCATGGATGTGTCGTAAATGATTTTGTCACAATAAGCGGTGCCGTAAGTCTTGGCGGACTTATTACCGCTACGGTTCTTAATCAAGAATATCAAATAGCGTCTGTCCCTACAGCCAGCACCTACACGATTGTTGCAAAGGATGCTGCGGGTGATGCGGTTGTTGCTAATTCTTCTGACACAGGTAACGGTGGGTCTGGAGTTGACGGCGCTTATCAAATAAACACTGGCCTAAACGCTGTTGTACAAGGTTCCGGTTGGGGCGCTAACGCTTGGGGCTCCGGTGGTTTTGGTAGCGCAACAAGCATCGCGTCCGGCGGACAATTAAGGCTTTATAGCCAAGATAACTTTGGTGAGGACTTGTTGTTTAACCCGCGAGGCGGTGGCATATACTACTGGGATGAGTCTTCTGGAACCTCGGCTAGAGCGGTAAATGTAACTGCTCTTGGTGGTGCTTCTGATGCTCCAGTGGTTGCCTTGCAGGTTATGGTATCTGACATTGATCAGCACGTTATTGCGTTTGGAACTAACCCTATAGGTAGTTCAAATATAGATCCTTTGTTTGTAAGATTTTCTGATCAAGAGAACGCTGCCGATTGGACTCCAAGGGCAACTAACACGGCTGGCGGCACAAGAATAAACTCAGGTTCTCAAATAATAGGCGCGGTTCAAGCTAGGCAAGAGATACTAATCTTTACTGATGCAAGCATTCACTCTATGAGATTCTCTGGAGCGCCTTTTACGTTCCAGTTCCAGACGTTAAGTACAGACGTTTCCATGATCTCTCCCAAAGCAGCAGTAAATGCTAGGGGTTCCGTGTACTTTATGGATAAGGGTAACTTCTATGTCTACAACGGATCGGTTCAACCGCTCCCATGCTCGGTAAAAGATCACGTTTATTCAAACTTAAACACAGATCAAGAGTTTAAGATATTTGCTGCTGAAAATAACGCATTCTCGGAGGTTACTTGGTTTTATCCAATAGGCACTGGTAACACCGAGATCACCAACTATGTAACGTTTAATTACGCTGAAAACTTATGGTCTGTCGGAACCTTAGATAGGGGCGCTTGGGCAGATGCATCTACAAGAACAAAACCTCTTGCGTCAACAGTCTTCGACGGCAACACAGACCAAAACTATCTTTACAGTCATGAGGTTGGGCATGACGATGATGGTCAAGCAATAACTGCGTTTGTTGAGTCTGGAGACTTAGAGATCGGTGATGGAGAGCGATTTATGATGTTAAATCGAATTATACCTGACTTCTCATTCAGCGGAGAGACTGGAGATGCGTCAATGGATCTCACTGTAAAAGGCAGTAATTACCCTCTAGAAACGCCATCTACTCTTGCGACAGCGACAGTAACAAACAACACACAGGCCTCTGACATAAGGGCTAGAGCAAGACATACAGTTATTCGTGTAGAAAGCTCTGGCGTTGGTTATGGATGGCGCTTAGGCGGACTGAGGTTTGATATGAGACAGGATGGTCGTAGGTAATGTCAGGTACAAGAACAACAACCTTGCCGGTAGCAGCGCCAGTTTATGACGCTCAAAACGAAGCCATCACTAGGCGAAACCTAGAGTTTCTTCTTGATCAGGTAGAAAACGATTTGTTAGTAGCAAAGACTCAGTCTGACTCTACCGGATCTCTCGCCATGAGAAGGTTCCAGTTTTTGCTTATGGGGGCTTCATGACAGATCAAATAAAGGTTTTGGGCCAACTAGACCCTGCGGCAACAACCGTCACAGTACTATACACCGCGCCTAACCTAGCGCAAACTACGGTGAGTTCTTTGGTTATCTGCAATCGGTCAGGTTCTGCAATAACCTTTCGGGTTAGTGTTCATGTTGCAGGGGCTTCGGCAGATGACAAACAGTTTCTTTTTTATGATGAATCATTGGCAGCTAACACTACAAGGACAGTAGTTATCGGTATCTGCCTATCGCAAACAGATGTGGTTAAGGTTTACGCCAGTGCCGCGAACGTAAGTTTTAACCTATTCGGTGTGGAGACAAGCTAGTGAACTATAACAACGGACAAATGACCCCCATGCAGCCCATGCAGCCTATGGATCAAAGAATGCAACAATTGCAACAAATGCAGCAAATGGGTCAACAGATGCAGCAAATGTCCCCGCAAGTAGGCATGAGCCAAGGCGGTGTTGCACCAAGCCTTCGGCCTATGGAACCTATGGCGCAGCAGATGGCGCAGCAAGGCCGTTATGGCGACAGTATGTTAGTTCACATGAACCCCGTGGAAGTCGCTGGTATAGCGTCTCTATCGCCTACAGGAAGCCTAACTACAAACCCGATGACAGGTCAGCCAGAAGCATTTCTGCCTTTCTTGCTTCCATTAATGGGTAGTATGTTTGCCCCTGCGGCGTTTACGGCACTAGGAGGTGGAGCTACTGCCGGTCTTGCTGGTCTTGCAACCACAATCGGCGCTAACAGCGCCCTGGCGGGGGCCATTGGTTCTGGTTTAGCCACAACCGCAGTGACAGGCGATATCAAAAAAGGGCTAATGTCTGGCCTTACCGGCTACGGTATTGGTAGCGCCTTGGGAGCAACTAAAGATCTTCTTGGTGGCGTTACAGGCGCTGAAACTGCTCTTGCAAGAGCTGAAGATGCGCTTGCGGCTGGCGAGGCAACCGCTGCAACTCAAGCTGTTCAAGCAGGAACAGAGATTGGTACAGCAGCATCAAATCCTGCTCTTGCGAACCTACAATCAAACGTTGATTTAGCAAAATCAGCTTTGCCTCAATTCAATCCTGAAGCAGCAACTACAGCACCAGCCGGTCTTTTTGGTGGCACAAACGCCGTTACTGGCGAGGCGACAAAAGGAGTATTAACTTCAGGCGAGGGGCTAAAAGCCCTTGGGTCAAACCTAATGAAGCCTAGCACTTTGTTACCTATAGGTGTTGGTGAAGGGCAGCGTCTAGCGATGGAAGCTCAAGAAGCCCGTGACGCTCAATTTGGTGCTACAGAAGCCGAAAGAAAGAGAAGGCTTGATGAGGCTCAAGGAGTTTTAGATCAGTCTTTAGGTCAGATAGCCACAGACTACGGCTACGACTATGGTCGTAGTTATCAAGCTGGCGGCATAACGTCCGTCGATCCTAGTGATTATCAACGTCGAATGGCTGATTTTCAGCAGATGGGGATGCAACAGCCGGTGCGTATGAATGGAGGTGGCCCAATAGATGAAGAGTTGGTTGCTAGAACTAATATAGCTCAAAACAGCTTTGGTGGTGGCGGTGGAGGTTTTGGATTTAACCCCGCAGCCAGACAGGCAAGCCTTAGAGGCCCAATAACAATCACCCCTCAAGAGCTTGAAGGTTATCGTCCTGGCATAGATCCAGAAATAAATTACTTTCGGAAGCCTCCGGTAGAGATTGATGTTAATAGTGCAGCAAACGTTGCTGGTAGAGCCGCAGAG